GGGAGCCGTAGTAATCGAAACTTTCCATGTCGTCGCCTTGATTTGTAAAATCAATGTTGAAGTAGAAACTTAGGAAACCTCTTTGCAAGCAAGCCGCTTTCAAGTCTTGACGTTCAATCATCATGGGCGGCACTGCCATTAGCTCGGGTGTAATATCTTGTTCGTTGTAATCAGCCGCCACGACAACCATTTTGGCGATGTCTTGCGACAACGTTTGCTTTATTTGCAACGGCATGTAGGACTTTGCCGCAGCCATCATTTCGGGCGTAATCACAAAAGGTTCCTTTTTTTTCATGCGAAATTCTCCTTGTCAAATGCGCGGAGGAGTTTTTATTCTGTCACGGTAGTACGTTGTTTGCTCAAGCCGTCTCATTGCCTCTGCAAGGTCGGTCTTGATACGCACAAGCCTCGAATCGCCAGCTTTCATGCGGTTGGCTCGGTTTTGCTCGTAAAACGAATTGTCCTCCACCTTAGAAACATTAGACAACCAATCGTTCTCAAAGCGCAACGTCCAACCGTACTCGAAGCAAATACCGAGTATGCTCATTACTTGCGGAGATAGGTTGTTTACAAAGTAGCCATCCGTGTAGAAGCTGAAATCAATCACCGCGCCTTGCGGAATTGCGTTGTCGACAGTTGCCGTCACGGTCACAGTTCCGTTTTCTGCGTCGTATGAGGCGTTAGAAAGGGGTTGAGAGCTGTAAAGCCGTCCGTCGTTTGCGATATTCAAAGTCGCACCGAACAACTCGTAGCCTTTGAATGCGTCACCCAAGGCTACCGAAAACGTGTTTGTTTGCTCCTCTTCCGCAACGTACCTGTAACTGTCGAATTTCGGCTCGACCAATTTCGGATCAGTTTCCGTCCCAAATAGGAACTCGGGCATGTTGGCAGGTAACGTAAACAACGCCATTTGCGGCAACAAGTAGTTCCACATTGTCCACGCATACACGGGTTTATTTGCACTCGCCTTTTCTTGTAGCCTTACATCGTCCACGTATTGGTCGCAATAATTCGTTAGCACTTTGAGAATTGGTGTCATGTTTTAGTCCTCTTGGATGATTTGTTGCGCCATGTCGTCAAGAGCAGGGTAGAAAACATCTCCCATGCCGTTACGCTTAGCAACAACACTCAATTTTTTAATAACGGCAAGCGTAATACGAGGGTTTTTATTCTCGAAGTATTCGCCGAGTATAACGTCTGCAATCACTTTTTTATGACTTATGCAAACTTCATCCATACGCTTAGCCAATTCGTCCACAGACATTTGCGGAATGTTGAAAAATTCGTCGATAGACAAGACTTCTTTGTCGCCGTATTTCAGTCCGAAACGCTCACGTTCGGCATCGGTCAAGCCGTCCACAACGACTATTTCACGACGACGAAGCAACGATTCAATCACAGGCACGCCAAGGCTTTTGATAAAGTCCTTTTTCGGCACGTCGATTACCGTGCCGGGGCGACTGATTTTGCCCAACGCTCCGAGGTTTACGCTCGTACCGCTTGCAATTACGCCGATAAACGTAAGTTGCACGTATCTATCCTCGGCAACTTGCACAATCGACGGTTTTTGCTCTTCTTGTTTCTTGAGGGCGCGCTGTATCAGTTTTACCACCTCGTCCTCTGTGTAAAGTTTTTCGTCTTTTGCCATTTTTAGGTCTCCTTACGGTTATATTTTGGCTTGGGCAATGTCGGAATTGCACCGATTTTAAGTACTAACTTGCCCATATCATGCGGAAGCCGAAGCCTCCGCACTTAGTCCGATTAGGAGTTGTATGCCGAACCAATCATACCGACCTTGCTTGCGAACACGGGTTTGATGTCAAACGCCACGGACACATTGATGTCGATAGTAAAGTCAGCGGTACCTTGCGCACCGTCGGCACCACCGGGTGTAGCGATCAAGTCGATGGGAGTACCCTCGAAGTAACCGCCCATCATGGGACGATAGCTACCCTTTGCAAGAATGTAGATATTGTCGCCGGTGTCGATTGTGTCGATCGTGGTATTTTGAGTGGTAGGCACGATTGCAGGACTTACGGGGAACAAGTCAACGCCTGCAGCCTTAGGCAAGAAACCGTTTTCAAACCAACGTTCACCTAGACCATATTGCAAACCTGTAATTGCACCGCCGTTTCCATCCACGGGCAAAACGTTGGAAAGAGACTTACGAGTACCAACGCCCATAAGGCGATTGACGGGTACGCCGTTCACTGAAGCTACTCTGTCGGAAATCTCGATCCAGTTTTCCGTGGAGTAGGTCGTCGTCTTGAGTCTGCCGGGGATGTAGGTGTTGGTAGCAGCTTTCAGCGCGTGCATAAGCTTTGCGTAGATTTTGCTGTACATACCGCGCATGATTGCGGCGTAGTAACGACCTGCGTCGCCGGCAACGACGTCTTGATACCACTTGATTGTGGCGTTGCAAGTGTACATCGTCGGGTTGAGGGTCAAAGTCTTACCGTAGAGGTAATTCTTTGTCGTCGAACGAGAGCTGCCCCAAGAACCGTCCTCAAAGAGGAATACGTCGTTAGAACCGATGTCGATTTGTTTCGTGCCGCCAAAGGGAACTGCGTCCCATTGCATCAAGTCCATACCTACGGCGTCAAGTACGTCGAAGAACAAGGGTTGAAGTACGTCACGGTCGATTGCCGCCATCACTTTCAAAAAGTCTCCGTCACGTCCGTAACGAGCGGCGTTTGCACGCACTTCTTCAAAGTTTTTGGGTGCTTCCATACCCAAGTTTTTAGCAACTTGAGCGGCGCAGAAAAGCAACTTCTTTTCGGTGTGTTTGCGAGAAAGCGTTGCATAGTCAATGCCCTTTTCGTTGAGGCGAGAAGCGTAAGGCTTTTCACCAATGCTCGTGGAGTTTACATAGTTACCGAAGTACTCGCAAGCCACAAGACGACCCGTAGCAACGATGTCGGCACGGCTTATTGTTTGGTTGTTTACAGCTATTTTGGTGTTGTCGTTGATGTCAGTAGCTGCAAATACGCTATTCGGAATCGAGTTAAGTTTCAATTGTTTCATTTTGTTGTCCTCCTAAGCTTAGGCTGCCGCTTCTGCGGTTCTCTTGGCTACAAGTACATAGCCTGTACCCCAAGCGTCAGTACCCTCGGTTACGTTGATTGTGCGGAGCAATTCAAAGTAAACGCCGGTGCCGCCCGTGGGAACGCTTGCGGAAGCTACAAGCAAGCCGTTTGCGATCGTAACGTACTTGGTTGCCGCCGTTGTGGGAAGCGTACTAAAGTTGCCTGCACCGAATGTGTATTGCTCTCCGATGATGATTTCGCAGAAGTCACCACGGTTGCCTGCAGGCAGACCAAGACCAAGGGTTTTCATACCAAGGTTGTATTGTTGGTCGCCAAGCACGGCTTTGCTCACGTCGTAGTTGTTGAATGCGTAAATGCCCGTGTGGTCGCCGTAAGCCGCACCACTTGCACCGTTTGTAGCGGCATTGAAGAACCACGTGTTGCCGTTAAGGAAACGTGCATTGCCGGTACTGTCCACGAAATCTTCGTAGCCCTCAACGGGGATAAGACCGTTCTTTACGCACAAGAAGCCTGCGGAACAATCGGCAGGAACAAAGGACGAGCCAGTGTTAGTACCAAATTTACCGGGGACATTTTGCGTTTGATTGTTGACAGAGTTCGAGACTTTGACCTCGAACATAGTTTTGTCGATAAACATAGCTTGTTTCTCCTTGTTAGATTTTTATTAGCGCAACACGTTTTCGAGAGCCGAGTTCATTTGCGCTTGTTCTTTGTCCTCACCGCTTGCAACACTGTTGTTTGCCATGAGTTCTGTCCAAGACTTGAAGCTTCTCGCCTTGTTAAGTCTTGCGGCATTTGCGTTGTTGATTGCTTCCATGCAACGGCTGTCGACTTCCTTGACGATTTCCTTGTCTCCAATGAATTTGCCGTCTTTGTCTACGCGTTCTACGTATTCGGCAACACATTCGTCGGTCATAAGGTCGTCGCAAGCGTTCTCGGCAATGTCAGCGTCGGGGTTATTCTCACGGTTTTTAGCGAGACGAGCCTTGACTGCATTGATGATTGCTTCCTTGCGGCGCGAGGTTTCTTGTGCTTGCATTGCTTTCAACGCATTGCTTACCGTTTCCAAGTCGCTGTTCTTCTTGTCGAGTTCGGCTTGCAAAGCGTTGAGACGACCGTTGCTTGCTTCCATGATCGTGTCAATGGCAACTACAACTGCGTTGTCGCCCTCACCCAACGTAACGTTTGCGTTGACCGCAACTTTTGCGCCCTCAATTACTTCGCCGTTTTCCTTGGAAGCCGTAGCGTAAAATAGCTCGTTGGTATTTTGGGAAAGCAATGCCACACCTTGTCCGTTGACGGCAATAGGCTTGAAGCCTACAAACTTGCCGTCCAAGTCTTTAAGTTTAAGCATCGGTTTTGTTTCTCCTTGTTTGGAATTTGTTTTTTGCGGATTGTCGGAGGCGTATTGGGAAGCCACTCTCAATGTTAATTCTCGCACTTCCTGTACACCGAGTTGTGATAAGGCGCGTATGCTTGCGTCGGCTACGGCAGGTGCTACGTCGTCGCCCAAAATCGTTGTACCCAAGATTTGATACTTGGTGTAGACTTCGGTCGAACCCTCGTAGTACATTTCCTTTACCAAGGTTTCAATGCTTATCGACATACCCTCAACTCCCTGTTTTTTGAGTTTGTCGACAAGTTCCATTGCGTACCAAGACCAAAGCACGCCCACGCCCACTATCCATTTTTTACCGTTTTTAACTTCAATGCGGATGTCCGAGGTTGCCTTGAAGTAACCTACAATGCGTTCAGCTGTAGCATCCATAAAGCTTGCCGCAACCGTGCCGTCGGGTTTACGCACTTGCTCGAAGTTGTGTCCGTCGCCGATTTTGTCACCAACGTAGGCAATCAGTATCGGTGTTTCGGCAAAAAGGTCTTTGTGCTGTTCCAAATTGACGTACCGCCAATTGTTGCGGTTTACCTCGTCGTTCAGTAACCACAATTCCACTTTTTGCTGTGCGTTGTCGGCACGCTCCCCAAGAAGTCGCAACTCGCCCTTGGCGGTCACTCTTTTGTCGTTGTCGGAAATGATTTTGAAGTTCATAAGACGGTTCTCCTTTGAAAACTCGTAAAAAAAACGTGGATAGTCGCCCACTCTTTGCTAAAAATGAGCTTCTAACCACGTTCGGTTGTCAGCGTTTCCCGTTTGAAACGCCCTTTTTTACAAGTATTCGGTTGTATGCGGTACTTTACTAACCGCGGTAGTTGATTTGCTTCGTGTTTGCTATGTAGTCGGTAAGTTCTTTGTCCCAATATTCCTCGACATACTCCATACCATGCTCGATACAAGCATTTTTGACTATCGCAAGCACAATTGCACGTTTTGCTTCGGAAGAAAGCTCGTCGACCTGATTTTTGGACTTTAGTTGTTCGGTCGCCTTTGCCGCATCTTCCATTATTTTGCGAATGGTGTTCAAACCTTGTGCCACTTTCGCAAGGTTCCCGTTCTTGATTGCCATTACGATAAAAAACGCGAGACAACCAAGCACTATCAACACAATAAACAATTGTGCGATAAGATACCACGGGGAATCTTCGGGAATCCACGAAAGCAAGGATTCCAAAATTTGTATTAGGTTCACGATTATCACCTCTTGTTCCTTTGACCGTTATAGCAGGTCACTAAGCGACACCGGGGTGGCAACCTCCTCTTGATTTACCTCGTCAGCTTGGGGTTCTTCGACGGCTTCGGCAGTGGGTACTGCTTCCTCGACGGCTACTTCCTCGGCAACGACGGGTGCTTCAATGATTTTCAGCTCCACCGCAATGTCGGTAAGCTCGGCGATTTCGGCTTCGATTTTGCCGCCGTCGAACTGGGTTACTTTCGCACCCACACGGTCGAGGTCGGCTTTCTTGGCATCGATTTGACGTTGCAACTCCGCAATGTCGTTTTGTATGCCTTGAACTTCCTTTACGTCAGCCTCGTGAGCGTTCAGCAAGTCTTTTCTGCGTTCAATTTCTTGTAGGATAATTTCTCCTCGCATGTTACAGTTCCTCCTGTTTATATTTTTGTTTTTCTTGGGAGAAGATTTTTTATAGTGGTCGGCGGTAGCTCGCCACACGGCGTTATCGTTTGCGTTTTATTTGCCTTGCGTGGCACGCACCGCCTGTCAACTATCTGTTAAATAATGTGTAAGCACGCCAAAGTGATTAGCGTGGCGGCGATTAACGCTACTAATATGATGATGAAAATGAATCCTGCTTTTACGCGCGGTTTCACTTTCTCGTTCACGTCCTCATATCGGCACATTACGCCGTCAAGGTTGTCCACAATCGTTTTGGCGATTGCAAACGGCACACCGATAAGTATCGTCTTGATTACGTACAACGGCGACAATATCACCGTCAGTACGCACATCAAAAACCTTGGCAAATGCTCTCGTATGCCGAAATCGCTTAGCACCGCCTCGTAGCGTTTGCGTTGCGCCTCTTGCACGTCGGTTTCGGCGTTTAGTGCCGCTGCTTCCGCTGTCTTGACCTTTGCCGCGCCCTTGGAGAGCAACTCTTGCGCCTTTTGGTCGGCAAGGGCGTTTACGGTGGTCTCGTCTTGTACCGCTCGCGCCGTTGCCATTGCGTTTGCCGCTTCTTCCGCTTGTTGGTCGAACGGCTTTGTTTCGTCAATATGTACCTTGATATCGTTCACGGACACGTCGGTTATCGGTCGCTCGGTGCGCTGTACAACGGCATTAGTTTGCTGTTCGTTTTCCTGTTCTTGCCGGATTTCGTCGGCAACTTTTCGTATTTCGTCCATTTCCATAAGACACCTGCTTTCACTGTTTCGTTATAGTCGGGTTTTCATTGCTGCTCCTTTACTGCTTCACGCCGTTAGCTTGAAGCCAAGCCAACAATGTTGTGTCAGTTACAGGTTCGTCAAAAATAATTGTCCGAGAAGTAACAGCCCAAGCCACATCACCGTAGTTATATACAAGCAATGAACTTTCACCTGTCCAATACAAATATGACGCCAATGGACTTTCAAACGTAAATTTGATACCTGTATATCTAACACTGTCAAAAGTAAAATTGACTGCAAATTGCTTACTCGATGTTCCAAAAGCTTGTAAACTTTCATCCAATATCCACGTTTCGCCTGTGCTAGGTTCTTGTTGCGAATAATGTCTAAACTTAACCGTCCCAGTGCCAATAGTGCCTGAGTCGAAAAAGTGCTTGAAGGTGAGAGTGCTGCCCCCACCCCCGCTTGTATAATAGATTACTGCGCCTCCACCACTATTCATACCTGCACCATATGCAGTAGTTTTTGTTTCGCCTTGTGCTAATTCTATATAGCCGCTGTATTCGTCTATCTCACTTGTACCTGTCGCTAATTTTACAGTACTTGGCTCAATAGGTAACGTGATTACTGTTTGAGTCACAGCTCCGACAGGAGTTGATACAACAGTGATATTCTTTGTATTTGTAAGTATCTCGTCATTGTCTGTTACATATACAACCGTGTTTTCACTCGTTACAGAAAATGTCAGTTTATTACCTTGCAGTGTAACAGTGGAAACATAGTCGCCTGAACTAGCCATCTGTTTATAGACCAATGTATTTGTTTCGTCATAAATACAAAGAGAACCTCTTGACGCTGCCATTAGTTATCTCCTAACGGGTTTGACCACCTACCCGAAAAGGTTTATTGTTTTGTACCGTTTGATTGTAGCCACGTCAACAAGTCTCCTGTGGGTGGGGTTGAGAATGTGATTGTGCGGTAGGCTTCGTTAGTCCAACTACCATTAAAGTAGACATTTGTTTCGCCATATTTGATAAACCATCTCGGCATATCGCCATAACTCAACTTCGCAAAACTTTCTCCGTTTGATGTGAAATTTACATCATAATTCGCCGTAGTGTTACCATCATATGTTGCATTCAGTAACCACGTTTCAGTTACTGCCCCCCCCCCTCTACAAGGTACAAATCGCCGTTGGTGTAGTTACTATCCGTCGTGCCTGTGAACTTGTAATACTTGCCGACATTAGCCTCAACCAACAATGCGTCCATTGCACTTGCCGTTGCAACTTCTTCAACAGCACTCGCCGTAGGAACGTTTGTAGTGACAGTGACTTTGCTCATACCGTCTTTGCCTGTTGTAGGAGTAACTTCGGTAGTGCCGTTTTCGGTAATCGTTACAGTCTTTTGTTCCAAGTTAGGCTCAACATTCACGTTGATGTTCTTGTAGTTAGTCACATCTTGCGTGCCATTCTCTGTCACATCAAGCGTCCCCGCGGGTTTGACGTATTCGCTAGGAATCGGTGCTACGATAACCTTGTCGAAACCTGCAAAACCTGTTCCCGGAGTGAAAGTTTGTGTTGATTCGGACGGAGTTGCGTTCACTTCGTCAAGTACGGGAACTACGGTGAGATTGTCTGAAACGTGTTTATCTTTTGTTTCAATCGTTGTTCCGTCTTTTTGTGTTATGTTAATAAGCATTGTGCATAACTCCCGATTTATTTTACCCCATGTCTCTTTTGAAACAGGTAAGTGTTGCCTTTGTCTAGGTTTGCCTCTACCGAGCGTAGGCGAGATGTCCGACTTTCCGTGTCATCGTCCCACCAAATCTCATTGATTTTGTCAACACGCATTTTGCGTTTCCCGTTTTCAAGCTTCATATAAACGCCGTGGCTTTTCGTCGGTATAATGCGCCAACCCAAGAAGCTTACGCCTTTGTGGAGCGGAGAAAGCTGTGTTTTTGAATTGAATTGCAACTTCAATTTCGTCTGTGCAACTTCCGACAACTCCGTCCAAAGTCTTTTTAACTTTTCTTTGTTTTCATCTATTATCACCAAATCGTCCATGTATCGTGCGTATACTCGAATTTGGTACTTTTCTTTAATGATACGATCTATTGTATCAAGGTAATACAGCGCAAACCATTGTGAGGTTTGATTGCCTATCGGCATTCCGTTTTCGTCGGGTGCATTGTCTACAATGAAGTGCAACAATTCCACTATTTCACCATCGGGAAATTTCGCCAACATGTTTTTAAGTACCACTCTGTCGATACTTGGAAAATATTTCTTTACGTCCATCTTCAAAACCCAACCATCGGGGTGCGTTTTGAGATATTTCACTATTCCCTGCTTTACAAGGTTTACTGCGTAGTCAGTTCCCTTGTTTTGTCGACAAGCGCAGTTCTCTTTTACCAACCTTGCCTCGAAGTACGGTCGCAGAATTTTGTCACACAAAACGTGTTGCACTATCCGCCCCTCGAAAAGCATTGCGTCGACAACACGTTCTTTTGGCTCGGTAATGATAAACCTATAATACCGAAAGATTGACGACCACTCTTTGTTTTGTAGTTTTTTCAACAATTTGTTGAGGTTGTAGAATTTGTTTTGGTCAAACTCTATTACGTCGGCGGCGTTTGTTTTCCCTTGGTGCGCTAGTCTGTATGCTTCACGCAAATTGTCAAAATTGCATAGTATTTCTTGATACATCTACATCGTTACCGTGTGGCACATTTTATCTGCGAAAGTCGCATAGCCTTATCTTGGGAGCGACACGACTACACACGGTTAATTTTTCCTTATTTTAATTTCGGACGGAATGCAGTTCCTTTGATTCGTGTTCTGTGTATTTGCCCTTGCAAAGTCCAGTCTAACCATAAATCGAATCGGGGCGCGCGCGGTTTCTGTTATTGTAATTGTTGTTGTTCAAGTTGCCATTGTTGCCGTTGACATAGAACGCGTTATTACTGTTATTGCGGTACGCCGAGCCTTACAACTGCACACCTTTGCGTGTCGGAAGTTATCCACTTTGACACCATATCGAATAGTTCTTGTGTTTGCTTTGAAAGCGTTTCCAATTGGTGATTTGTCACGTAAGAGTGCTTATTGCATATTTCGCACGTTGCTTCAAGCACTCTAATCGTGGATTGACAATCTGTTTGGTATTCCAACCGCTTGTCCACATCAGTTGCCTTTGTCTTTTCGTTGAGGACGATGAAGTTTGCACGCACAATGTCATTCATTATCAGGAACGCAAGCTTTCGCAACTCGGGAACAAGGTCGCACCTAAGCTTCTTCGGTGATTTCTCCGTAATTGTCAACACATAATCAACAACCTTTTCCGCTTTATTGATTATATTAAACTTTGCCATTTATACTCCATTTCCGTCGCTCGCGTTTGAAAAACGCTGATTGAGCGACGGAATAATGAACTTTTAAGAGGTGAATTCCACTTTTGAGAGGTCGATTTGAAAAGCGGGGCGCGCGCGGTCCCAGTTACTGTAATCGTCGATGTTCAAGTAGCCACCGTAGCCGTTGACAAAGAACGCGTTATTACTGTTATTGCGGTACGCCGAGCGCAACCAAATATACTCACTAATGCTCGTGCTTCTATTCCAAAACATCTGCCATATATCTGTATCGGCAAAGTCTCCGCCTGCTGATACGCCCAAGTAGTCAATTACATCTTTTACGCTTAGTGCATACACATTACGACTTCCGACTTCCGCAGTACCATATGCAGTACCATTTTGAGTGTCAAAATAGTATAGATTACTCGAACCATAAGTAATATGGTAATAAGTTCCACTACTCGGCACACTACTACTGTAGTACCACATATCTTGGTTGATAGCCTTAGGTACAATTGCCGCTTGCATTGTCGCCGACAATGTTGCAAAGAATGTTTCGTTCAAGTACGTATCGAGGTCACTGCCTTGATATTGTTGTCCCGTAGCACCGCCCGTAAACACGACGGTTTTGCTTGTAGCGTTAAATTGTTGCGAAGTGCTTGCATCGTACATTGCCAAAACTTCAACAACGTTACCTGCAACCTTGAGTACTCGATATTGTTTACCCTCAATTGTGATAATCTTGCCTTTGCCGACAATCGGCTCAACATCCGAACCAACAACCGTAACACTAACATTATCTTTTGCAGAGCCGATAATCAGTTTGCCCGTAGTAACGTCGTACTCAACGATACTTGCATTGCTAACCGACACGTCTGCAGGCAAGAACCAATCTGCATCGGCGGCGAGCATAATCGTTGCGTTCATACCTTGTTGTATTCTCGTCGGAGCTGTGCTTGCAGTAACGTGCGTAAGCGAGTAACCGATTGAATAAACACCGTAAGTAACAACATTGCTGTCAGCACCACGAATTGCGTTATTAGGAGATGTTACACGCACCTTTACGTTGTATGTACCAACTGCGTAGTCTGCAAATACGGTCGTAAGGTCGATTGTCTTGTTGCTAATTTCTGCCGTTTGAATGTCGTTTACAATGAGGTAATATTTACTTGCAAATGCACCGTTTTGATTGTCGGTCACGGTCAAAATACCCGTCTTGCTCAAAGCGATTGTAGGAGAATACAATGTCGGCACGTAGCCACCGCTACTGACCTCACCATTGTACTCCTGCATTGTACCCGTCACCAATTCGCCCTTGACGAACGCCGTCTTTGGGGCAAGAATGTCGGGAGACGTTGCATTGGCACTGCTTGTGTCGATGTAGGACGCAGGAATTGCGCCCACCACCAATTTACTTAGACCGTCGTAGCCTGTATCGGGAACGATTGTTTGCTCTTGCTTGGTTGGGGTGACGGACTTTTCTTGCAACTTAGTTTCTACATTAACCGAAACGTTGACGGACGAAAAGCCGTCGTAACCGGCTTCGGGCGTGAAAGCGTAGTTGCCGTTTTGTTTTATGCTGTAACTTTTTGTTTGAAGCACGCTTGCCTTACCATCAGCAATGCCTGCGCCAGCAAGCAACAGCCAAAATGCACTTGCCATAGTCTATTACCCCCTTGTGGAGACAATGAAAACGTTGACGTAACCACCCGATACTTGTGCGACGTTGACACGAATGTTTGTGAGCGTGCCGATGTAGAAGTTGTACACGCCCATGCTCGTCATAGACTGTTTGACGTTGAAAGCTTGGTCGAAACCGCCGATTACTACGAACGGCGCATTAGGATCGGCTTGTCCGAGTACTTGTACGTTGAGCGTGGTCGCCGTTCCCGACAACTGAATACCGAGCATATCCGATTGGCGGTTGATTTCCACATCGGTAGTTTGCGGTGCGGACACGTTGGCAATCAACATTTTAGATTTATCTCTTTCCATAGTCTGTTACTCCTTTACGATGTATTTGCCTACGTAGTTGTCAAACGTTGTCAAAATACCGCCGTCATTGTCCCAACGTTGCCACAAATCAAGCACTGTCGTGTAGTCTTGACTGTTGGCAAGCATAAGTTCTTCGGTTTTGAGTGCCATTGCGCGGAAGTAGGCGTTGTCCGTTTGTGCGTGGAAACTTTCCAACGCTTCGTCGATATGCCCGTAGCAACGAACGACAAACTCGAATACTCGGTCAAGGTCGCCGTCGCCCATTTCCGCAAAGATGTCCACCTCGTTTGTGGTCGGGTACTCTTGCATAAGGTGGCGTTCGTGGAGCAAATCTCCGAAAACGTCCAAGCGTTGCAACTGCACGTGCGCCGAATTGTGGATAAAGTCGGACAAATTGCTCATACCCTTTTCGATGTAGACATATTCTTTCAGAGTGTCGAGCCACTTGTTTACGTCGCTGTATGCACGGCTAACGTCGCGCGCCACTTCGCGCAAGGTGGCAAACGTCGGATTGGCGTAGGTGAATTTATCTTTTAGTTTCATTTTTGCTTTGCTCCTTATCATCGTCAAGAACGCAAATCAGCCGACGGCTGACCTCGTAAACCTTTCCGTTCATCACTTCGAGGCGGTTGCCCTTTTGGCGTGCTTCTTCGGCAAGCTGTTCGAGCGTTTTCTTACTCGTTTGCGCCATCTCCGCTATCCTCCGACTTCTCGTTCCCCTCGGTGACTGTCTCGTTTCGAGGTCGTCCACCGCTGTTTTGCCCCGAAGATTGAGTGTATGCTGTGGGCGGTGGCGTCAAAAGCTCCAACAAACCGCTGTTGTTGATTGCTTTTGCCATACTCACTTTGTCCACCCAGCTTTGACCGTCGAGCGCACACAAGGTGAAGTAACCCGACGTATCGCCATTGGCAATGGACGTTTGTGCGTTCTTGCGTATGGTTTCGTCGGTGTAAATCGTGCCAAACATCTTGAACTCCCAACCATATTTGAGGTTGAGCGAGCTGTACAAGTAGTTCATCATCCGCTCGTAGTCACGATAAACCTTGTCGCCAAACCGTCCCTCGAGCAATGCGGACAAATTAGCTTGCCCTGCTTTCGGATCGTCCAACGGTATAAGTCCCGACAAGCCAATTTTTTGCACCTCGTACTTGTTGAAGCTACTCGACACTTCGTTTGCGTTTGCGCTCTCGGCGTAATCGTGCGACTTGATGTTTTCCACGGGCGCACTGAAAAAAGCCGCGCCGCTCGTGTTGTTTTGTGCCATTAGGTCGGCGAAGTACGCTTCAAACAACGTGCGCATTCCCAACGACAAGCGGAAACCGTCGTCCTCTTTCGCACCATTGCTTGAGTAGTACGGAATTTCGCCCGTGAATATCTTGATTAGAGGGTTTAGCACCAAACTTAGTTGCGCCGCCTCGTAGTCCGATTGTTGCGCATAGGTCATCAACATACCGCTAAACGGGGTTATCGTTGCCGCAGTGCTGTCCTCGATTTCAAACGTCCAAACTTTGTCCACTGGCAAGCTGACGTAGTACGCCCAACGTCCGTTTTGTTGGAATACTTCGGGACGACCTACGGCGTTTGCCTTGAGCCGTTCGGGACGGAACTCCGCTTGGTAAACAACCTTGCGCGTCGGCTTGGGTACGTCGGGGACAACAAACATATCGGCAAAGTCGTTTAAGTACGGTTGGAATAGATCGCCGTACTGCGTTACGTCCGTTCCCGGCTGCATGAAGTACATCATGTCAAATGACACCGTGTAACCGCTGATATTATTGAAACCGATTATCTTGCACCATTGTTGCGGTAGTTGTTGCAAAAAGGCGTAGTTGACTTTGTTGTGTACTTTGTCGATGTCGGTGCGGAGTACGTAAAATACTTTTCCGAACAAGCCGCAAAGTGCCACTGTTTTGTGCGCTTCCACGTCGAGGCGCATTGTCTTGTTGATTTTGTCAAGCAACCATGCTTCGCGTTTCCACTCTTCCGTTTTGGTTTCCTCGCCCTTAATGTAGGTCGGCTTGACATAGTGCCTATACGTAAGTATGTCGGCGTAGGTCTTGACAACCTTGCTGTAAGGGTAGGACGTGAATTTCAGTCCTTGGCTTATTTCGCCGAGGGACGTTTCATTGAAGTACGGTTGGCGCAGTGCATCTTCAAGTACGCTCTTGTCATAGCTAATTGGCAGTAAGTTTACCGCCTTGACACGTGCGTTTTGAATTTGAGGTTGGTTGCTCTCGTTGTTGCCACGTCTACCAAAGGCACGCGACCACGCACTCATTACACCATCAACGCCTATGCTCATAAGCGCGTCGGTTGCCATTTTGTTGAGTTTTACGCTAAGCTCATGATACGACGAAGTTGCGCTCGGTGTTGTCTCAACCTGCGCATTGTTCGCTTCCGCTTTCTTTCTCGCACGATACCGAGCCGCTCTTTCACGGTTCTTTTGGCGTTCGCGCTCCTTTTTAGCTGTCAGTTCTTCGTTCGTCATTGAGCTTTTCTTTCTCCTTGCGCAGTTCTTCGCTGAAAACCGCTATGAATTGTTCCAACATCGAGCAATACTCTTGAGGGTGTTCTTCCATACGACTGCGGTTGATTTCGAGTTGGCAATTTGTCAACCAAACCTTTTCGCTGTGCGTTAGTCGACCGTACTTTTCGGGCGGTACTAAGTACATGTTTCTCGGCGGTTTGTTGTCGTACACGAGAAAATACTTCGTTTCGTAAGACCAATACGTGTAATGCGCCTCAACACCGCTCTCGTACATGCCTATGTAAAGTTGGTAGTCATCGTCCGTGTCTTTTTGACAAGAGTTGCATGCGTATATCATTTACAGTTGCTCCGTAACCTCTGTTGGAAAGACCGCCGTTGTTTCGCAAGCTTTGTAATGCTGTATCATAGGATGATTTCGGGCGGTGATTTAGCTTGACGAGCTTATCCTCAAGCATACTTGCGAAGTGGCAACCGTACTTGAGTGCCGACCAACGGTCACGCTGTATGCGTAGGCTTTTGCGTGTTTCTTTGAAACCTGCACCGCTCGGTTTGAGTTGTAGGTTGTCTATCTCGGCGCACATACCCTCGGTTTGTTTGTAGGGGCGCACGATTACGCCGTCAGCCGTGTCGTCGGTTATTCCGTGATACTGTTTGTACGCTTCCACGCCCTCGGCGATGTTTCCGACAAGCAATTCCACGTTGCCTTGCTCGGATTCACGTTGGACGTATTTTATCATTTCGTAATCGCTGTCTGCTCCGCTTATGGAAGCTTTCAGCGGATAAATGACGGGAAGCGAATCGGGTTGCTCGATGTCGGCGTACTCGTGGTTTATGCAACACAAGCACGGCGTACCGTCGTTGCTCGGTTTCATTAGCTCTTGCACGACCGTTTTACCAACGGCACGAGCGTCGATAACGATGTATGTCGCTTCACCGCCAGTCTTGCAGAATTTAAGCCACAGCTCCTTGATTTTGCGTGCTTGTAATGCTTCCGTTGCGGGCGGTGGATAACTGTCCACGTAAACCGCTTGTTTAAGATACTTATCGCGCTTGGTTTGTATCTCGAATTGCCGACACTTGAGTACCACGTCGGAGCATTTTGCGTTGTTTTGCCCCGTTTCGTAGGAAACGTCGTGTGCAAGTATGTATACAACGTCGTCTGCGCCGCAGTGTTGCAGTTCGGCGACGTTTAGTTTCTTCATTCGTGCCAATACCTCGTCGGACAGCACAGGGTTTTCGCTTGTTCCCGTGTACTCTACGTCCATTTCTCGCTTCCAGTCAGCAACTGTCAGCTTGGCACGTTCTTTCTTGTAGTAAGCAATGTCACGGATGTTGCCGAGCAATGCCACTGTCCACGGAATATCGGCGTAAAAGCCGTCGTACATCTTCCCCTCGAGCATTGCCTTGCGAGCCGCCGCGCGGTAGTTTGTATACGCACGGTTTTGCTTGGTGGACGCGTTCCCGATGTAGTGTTCCTTGAGGTTTATGTGCAAGGGATCATCTTCGCCCCGAACTTTTCGTATCAAACGGTTAGTAGGAGTGATATTTTTCTCGAAGTTGCCAAAATCAAAGCCGTCCTCGCCCTCTTGTCCGATTTCTTCTCCGACGAGCGACGAGCAGTTGTCACCGCGCGGCGCATACATCGTAAATTCGGAGTTGTATATCGTCGTGATACGAAACATCTCTTGACGGTCGTTGTTCTTCCCCCACCACGAGGCAAGCAACGGGTAATCGTTTTCAATCGATTTGAACGCTTGAGAAGCGAGTACCGCAGATTGTTTTTGCGACGGTGCGCAGTAACGTATCTTTTCGCCCGGGAAGAATACTCCCTCGTGCATTTTAGAGCCGACAATAGCAAATGTTTTTGTCAAGCCACGGCTACCCGTTACCATTACCGTGCGATACCGTGCAAAAACTCGCATTAGCAACCGCTGTGGAAGTTCGAGTTTGTACGTGGCGTTTTCCGAACGTACCAAATCGAAAAAGTAATCGGGAAACCACCGAAAGAAGCTTACAAGCAAGGCGGCTGTTCGTTGGTCGAGCGTGGAATAGTCAAAGGCTTTTTCCGTTTCTTTTTTTTCCCAACGTCCAAGCTTACGATTAAATTTTTTGCCCTCGCCTGCATATCCTGTCGGCATTACTTTTTACCGCCTTTGGTCGTTTTCTTCTTTTTAGTCGGCGCAGAGTTACTTTCTTTCGTCACACCTGCGTAACGCATATTTTCGATTTCCTTAGCCGATGGTTCGGGAGCAAACTCTCCGAGAGTGTCCTTAACCATCAGTTCCTCGGGCAAAGACAGTATCGGATCTAAGCCGTCGTTTTTGCGTGTAGCGTTGATAATGGAAAGTATCATTGCGTCACAACCGTCGACCGTGTAATCGTACTTGCGCTTACCGAGAAAATTGTCCCACAGTGCTTTCACAGTTTCGTCGTAGGAAAGCAACATGCCGTTGTTCATTAAACCTGCTCGTTCAAGGTACTCCACCAATGCGTCAATACGCATTTGCTCGGTTGGGCGTTCGTCTTTCTTGCGCATGTTTTCCGAAGCAAGCAACTTTTCAACCATTGATTGAATACTGCTCGCTTCCTTGTATTTGTTTTGCGCCATTAGCTTGTCAACTTGCAAATTCCACTTGACAACCTTTATCAGCGTATCTTCCATTTGCGGAGTTATCGTCCAACCTTTGTAGGAAGCCAGTCTATTTTGGTATTGACGGTCAAGTTCGTCGTACTCTGCCGAAGTGTACCCCATTCCCCACTGCTCACGTTGTACAGGCGTGCCGGGGAGCTTAGAAAGCCGTTCCAATTCGTGGCGCACATACTCGCCAAAGTCTTTTTCCGTAAAGTTTTTACCGAAGATTTTTAGGATGTTCGTTACCCCGTCGGCAAACGTTCGTATCTCGCCGCCTTTCTTGGTGTATTTGTCCTCTTCAACAAGTTTGTTCAAATACCAATTCCAACGTCGCCCTGCGCCCTCAAAGCTGTCTGTGGCAAAATCGGACGGTATCAACAGCGGCTCGCACGGAACGTCAAACTTTATGCAAGTATAGTATAGCCCTAAGGAGTACCCTGTCTCTTGCGAAAGTTGCTCGTAAATTGCCTCTTCGCAGTCAGCACAGTATAACGACACACCGTCGACACGTTCCCAAGCATTGTTTTCATCAAGCTGTGTTCCGCAACGGCGGCACGTCATAGAGGCGGTTTCCGTATAATTTGTGTTTCCCATTGACTACCTCTTTCAAGTGCAAAAAAAGACCGAGCCATTGCACGGCTCGGTCGTCAAAACTCGCCGTGGACAATAGCTTGCTTTTAGTTCGGCAGTATTGTACCACGGGTTTTTCAAATATTGGACACTTTTCGATTTTTTCTTCGTTTTTTTGCCTTAATGAGTTTAGTATGTATCAAACTTTTGGGAGGCGTATTTACTGCTTCCATGTCCGAAATTAAGACAATTTCGGGACAATATTGCCCACATTGGGTGTTTTTGTCGGTACATCTCTGCCAACAACGCTTATTTGTGCAGTAATGACAACACAAAAATTTTTTTTCACAAAAATTTTTTAACGCACACTTCATTTTCGCTTTTTACCTCCTGCAACCATAAGGTTGTACGCCCTTGCACATCTACACGTGCGCACTCTATCGTCGGGTTGCATTGAACATCCGCAATATAAACTCTGCTCGCCGCAAAAGTCACAATACGGCATTTGTCCGCTCATATCTTCACAAGCTTCTTCGCTTCTTTCCCACTTCTCCTTGTCGAGTTGTCTTTGTCTGTCTACGTTTTTCATTTTGCCTTTCTCCTTTCTGTCTTTTTCGGTGCAAGTACATCTGCCGCATCTTTCGGACAACCGATAAAATCTCGGAATACGCACTCATCGCAGTTGACGTTTAACGTCTCCTCGCAGTACCACCGCACGTAGCCGAGCATTTTCTTGTCCTCTTTTGTCAGCACTCTATTGCCGTCGTCAGTCGTTTTCATCGTTTTCGTCCTCCGTGTCGTCGTCCTCTTCCAAACTGTCTATTATCTCAATCAAATCTTGTGTCGAGATAGCCTGCACCTCTCCGATTTTATCGAATAGCCTTTGAAATTTGTTTATTGTTCGTATCATATGGAGCGTTGCGTTAAGCATCATACCCATAAGGAACGCCACGACTATGGCAATCGCACACATCCACTCCATACCGTCCACGCAAAATGCAACGACCAACGCCATTGCTATTACTGCGAGACACACCACTGCACGTGCGCAAAAGGAAGCAATCGCATACTTCTTGTCACCGTTAAAATCGGGTTTGTTGTCTGTTTCCATTCGTTCAGTTACTCCTTTTTAGTTTTTCGTAGCACGCTCGCGCTTGTTGGCTGTAGTATTTGTAGTCCAACTCCGATACCAACCCCAACGAAGCCGCCAAGGAAAGCGCACCCATTTGCCAACCTACGTCCGTAAGATCGTACTTTTTGCTGTTTAGTTTATTGCTACCGAACTTCAACGTTGCGGTAATTGTTTTTTTGTTGTCCATCGTGTTTTATCTCCAGTGCAAATAATCTCTAAAAAGTTTTTCACCTGTTCCTTTTCGGCTTGATGTATCTTTCAAGAAGCCCCCCCCCAGTTATACCATCGGCATTTTTACCAAGCTTGTTACGCTCTTCCACTATACGGTCACACAGCCACCGAAATGTCTTGGCATAACCGGGAAACAGGCGCATTTCTTTTTGCCTTTGCTTGTCGCTTGCCATTGGGCACATAATGCAACCGCAACGGTCAAGTCCGTATTTCTCGTAAATCGGATTGACTTCAAGATTGTACTTTTCAATATAAGCATCGCGCACACGAGTACTCCACTGCGCCATAGGGTTGACGATAAAGTACTTATTGGTATAGCACATATCCGTGTTGCGAACTTCTTCCGACTTGTCAAAGTGGAAAAGTTGAACATCGCTAAAATCTTTCTTATTCCGTGTCTCGATGTTGTTACGTCGTTGCGCGCGACCATTACTCTCTGCCCTACGTACACCAAAACTCCAAGTGGCACCGGGATAGCTTTCGTTATTTTCTTTTAGTTCGGCACAACAAAATCTTGCATTTCGCATTGGCAACATTCTGTGTGATATGCAGATTTGCCAAAAGCTCTCTTTCGGCTTATGTACCTCGCACGGAATGCCTTGCGCAGTCCACTCAGCAAAGCGTTTACGAACGTAGCGCACCGTGTCGGGAATATCAAGCGTTGTGTGGTTGTGTATTACCGTGAACTTCACTCCGCTACGGATAAATAGGTCAACCAAACAATCGCTGTCTTTGCCTCCGCTGTAACCCACGATGTAGCCGTGTTCCGGACAACGTTGCAATGCTACAGGTTCAAATTCCTTTATCAACTGCAACGCCGTTCTTTCCGCAAACTCAAGGTCGCTTTCGCCCCAAAGCCCCATTTGCTCATAATTGTTCATTTTCGTCTGCCTCTACTTCCGCTTTCTTTTCTTCCACGTATTGCTTGATTTGTTTTATCATGCTCTTGTCGTGACGTGCCTTGCAGTTGTCGATTGCTTGATTCAGCATAGACAGCAAGCTGTCCAACCATTTTTTGTCAGTGTGCATTATCTGTTCTCCTTATCACGTATCGCCACGTTATCGGTGGCTTTTCAATTGTTTTGTATCGTTTGCCGTTTATCCGCACGCATTTTTGCGCACAATTTCGACATCCGATTGTGTTTGCGTTTCGGCAGAGCCGCCTGCCCCAAAACTCTGTCAGTTCAAGCGGCTTGCCGTAAATCTTTATGTCTTTGATGTGCCACGCCCAACCATACTTACTGTGGTTGCCGTCCAATTCCTCGGGTTTGTAGTAGTACTTGCACATATCGCGCCAAGTCCAACCTGCCATACGAGCCAAGTCGTCGCTACGCAATGCACCGACGGCAAATAGTTCCGTCGAAGTGCAAGTAAACTCTCCTATGATTTTCTTACAAGAATGCACGAACGTTTCTGCACCACAGTTCCAACAAAAACCAAGTTCCGCATAGTTGCGGTCGTAGGTTTCGTATATGTATGACTTGAACGGCGCGCCGAAATACGGCTTACTCTTTTGAAAGATTACGCTCACCGTTCCTTGCGCCAACCGCTCGCACATTTGAGGGCAAAGGCTTGTTATGATTTCGTCGCTCATTTATCACCCCAATAATGTTTGCCTGCTTCCCACTCGTCCACGGGAGGCAAGCCTATTTGTTCGCATTTGTTTCCGTCGACATCTAATCTGCCTGACATCCACCAATTCGGATAGTCGATCGAGAACCAATCGCCCTCGTGCGTCCTCACAAACCACACAGGGTTTTTGTCGTAGCTCGGTATGTCGCACTTGATAAAATAATCGGTCATGTCGGCGTATATCCAATCGCAGTGTCCTTTGTTATCAAGCCACGCCGCATACAGCTTTGGATCATTTTGCTTGATTTCTTCTGTTGTGAATATGGCAACGACTTTCGCTTTATACCGTCTACTAAAACCGCTCTTGCCATCGTCGAAAAATGCGTATGTTTTCCCGACTTCAGGCAATTTGACAAGTTCTCCATTCATCGTTAATTCTCCTTATATTCTTGTTTAAGCCACTGTGCCGTACCGTCAATACAGTGAGCTTCATTAAACGATACGATGCCGCTAAGGTTATAGCATATTCCTTTTTCAGGGTTATGCGAACAACTCCCACACCCGACCGTTTGGTGCCACTTTACAAACTCTTCGTCGGTCAGCGTTTCAAGCCATTGTCTATTTGTCATTTGTGGTCTCCTTATGTTTTTCATGTAGCCACTTCAACTTTCCGTCCTTACAACTTGGCTGTCTGTGACACTTTTCAAGAGAGCCATCGCCTACACAGCTTCTACAAGAGTAAATCATAATTTCTACAAATTCTTCGTCAGTCAACGTTTCAAGCCATTCTCTATTTGTCATTTGTGTCCTCCAACTCTTGTACGTAACACCAACTTTGTGGCGGACGGGTTAAAGTAAAGTTTTTATCCAGATATGCCTCATACGTCTCGTCACAAAACCTACCTTCACAAAGATATAAGCCGTGCGAGGAGTATTGACAATACTCACATATTTCCCCCGTGTCGCATAATTCCTTAAACGATTTTGCATCACATTTATAAAATTGCCAAAGTGCTTTCGGCTTGTCGTAGATTTTCAAGTCCGTGATATGCCAACCATAAAGAGGTTTGCCTTTGCCATATTCGTAAAATTCTTTGTACGTCAAACAAGTGTCAATCTCGTACCCTTTTGATATAAAAACCAAGCAATTGATTTCTTCCACTTCATCGCAGATAAACTCGCCGATTACGTGCTGTTGAGCATAAACAATCTCACCCTTGCTGTTCTCGTATGCCCCTTCATAATTGCTGTATCGCCATTGACTTTTTGCTTTGCAACAATAGATATAGCACTTAAAAGGTGTAGGTATCGACGGCTTTGTTTTCCGAACCTCGATTGTTTTCTCGTATATCGGCTTTCCGTTTTTGTCCGTGCCAATTTCGTGAAAGATTTTTTCGCACCATTCCGGGCGTGTTGATATTAGCACTGCTTTCATTTCTTACCTCACCGCCGTAATCAAAAAGCAAATTGCCGTTGCCAAAGAAAATAACGAGAAAAACAAGCTGCTTCTATCTTCTCTTACCAAAGTGTAAACGTCGCAAAGAATTGAAATCGACGATACAACAATTGAAATTATCGCAAATGCTTTCATAGGTTATGCTCCTTTACTAATTCTTCGTCGTCGTAAATGTTGCCTACTACTTCTACATCTTCGGGGGACATAGTTTCGTACTCACAACAGCCGCAACCGTCACCGCACGCAAATGGGTAATAGCCTCGTCTTTTGATGTTATATTCCACAACGTAGTACTCGTCGTACCGTTCCACTATGTCTCCCTCGTATATCGGCTTTCCGTTTGAATCGTACAACTCGGTAAACTGTCCGACTGTATCTTCGTCAACGTAATACGCTATCCCGTAATTAGCGTCATCCTCGTCTTGACTTATCAGCCCAAATTCCTTACCGTTTTGCACTAATGCTCCGTACACCCAACGATGGCGACGTTTGGTTTTGCCTCTAAAAATGATTTTTCTTTTCATTTGATTTTTCCTCTAATTGGTCTACTATTTTTTTACACTCGTTTTCGACATACTCGAGACTTCTAACGGGGTTTTCCGACAAGTATTCAAATGCGCCGATTGAGAAATCACGCTCAATTTCTGTTATCATCCCTCTTTTGTAGGCTAATTCAAAGTCTCTACCATCACATATATGCCCACAATCAAAGCCAACGTAATAAAGTTCACGTGGCATATACGCCTCTGACAATATTCCCTCGAAATTCAAACCACCGTGACACTCAATGTCCAATTTGCCAAACGCAATAAGTCTCTTGACAGATACGTAACCCCGACGGAAACCATCTCGGTTGAAAACACAAATACAATCGTGTCCCTTGTATTGGAACTGTTTTTCTACTACTGCAAATTTTAGCATTTCTTCATTTCCTCCAACGCTTTTTCGGCGGCTTCTTTCGAGAAGTAAACCTCGTGCAATTCCCAAGAGCAACAATCAAACGTTCTTAACAAAAATCTGCCGTCTTTCATTATGCTAATTGAATAAACCTCTTCTTGCTGTACCTTTTTCTCGCCAATTGGGGAAGTGTATATCCACCAAAACTTGTCGCCGATATTGCATGGCAGAAACACCAATTTGCCGTTCTCGATACAATCTTCAAGATAACACAAACGGTCACGGTATTGTGATAACATTTTAGAGTTTGCGTATCCGCCTGTTGTTAGCGGTTTATATTCTTTATTTGTCATTTCGGCAATTCTCCCTTGTAAAGAATACAGTTCATCGAGCTTGTCAAAATCACCGTGTCGTCTTGCAACGTGATTTGTATTTGCTCCCCGTCGTAATCGTTCCACGATTTGATTGCCACGTCTTTCCACTCGTCGCCTATTTTGACGTAGGCTCGGTCGAATTTTAGGTTGAAATCAAAGACTTGTTTGTTACATGCTGTTAGCACCATAAAACAAAGTCCGACTACTACGACCATAACCATAAGGCTAATGGCAAATTTCCAATCGCTATCGGTTTTCTTCATTTCTCGCACTCCTTTTTACCAATTCTCCGCAAAAGTCTTTTTGCTTGTCTTTTTTCAAAGCGCAATTGCCGTAGCCTTGCGCCGTTACAATACCACCGCCGTGCAAATTGGTCGATGTAGGTCTGTTTTTTATGTAAATTGTTCGCCACGGTCAGTCTCCTTTGTCGTCGCTATCGTAGCCGAGCTTTGCATTCCACTCACGCAACTCGTCTTTGTCCAAAAACTCGTCCGCAAAGTATTCAGCAATCGCATCGTTGAGATTTTCTAAATCAAAAGCTTTTGCCAAAATCTCACCGTCGGCGTTGCGATACAAGGTTTCGGTCATTTTTGCCACAAATTCCTTTCTTGAAGTAAACTTATAAGCTTCCGACATATCGAATAGGTCGTCAGCGATAAACTCGCAAATTTGTCTTTCAGTTAGCTCAAACTCTACCGTGCCTTGGCTTAATTCGTAACTTACTTTCACTGTAATATCCTCTGTTTCGCAATTATTTTTGCTGTTTTTGCATTTTTTCTGCAAAATTAGCGGTTTGAGTTGCCTTTTTCGGCAATATTTTTTAGCACCGTCGTCCAACACTCATCGGGGTTACACGTCCTGTCCTTGTGGTCTTTATCGCAAAACTCCGCTACTTCATCCACATATTCGTAAAACTGACACGGTGCGCCAACTGCACTTAGCCTTTCGGCAATTTTTAGTTCTAAGTTATCGTTGCTCATTGAGTGACCTCGTTTGTTAATCAAATATGCTCACTTGGCGATAGCTCACAGCCGTTTCTCCATTTAAGCAAGCTTTTATCAAATGCACTATCACTTCAACCGTCCAGCCATTGCCTAAGCATTTATATGCCTGTGTATCGCTTATTACCGAAAAGTCGTACCATTCCGGTACTGTTTGCAATCGCGCACACTCACGAACCGTAAATTTCCGTATTATGTAGTAGCCGTCTGCAAGCTTTATCGGATATTGCTTGCTCTTAATTGTGATTTTGCCGTCGGAAATTTTGTAAACGTCGTAAATCTTTCCGTCAGCTCCGCTTTGCGCTCTCGTCGGTTCTCCGCTTTCGTTGTATTCGGTAGCAATTGCCCACGGCAATTTTGTCGGTATTGCGTATAGCCCTGTTTTGCCACCGCCACCGCCACTGTTTTGCACGACAGATTTAGCCGATATGCCGTAAACTCGAAATGCTTGACTTTGCGAAAGTTCACCGTTTGGTCTCGGTAATGCTCCGACTTGGCAAGGCTCGGCGACACAACTACGTTGTTCCACGTCATTGCCTACAAGGTTGCGCAGAGTATCTTTGTACATACACGCCCTCAAAGTACCGCTTTCCCCAAACTTCGTGGTATTTACACTTTCCGCAACTCCCGTTGCCCCCATTCCGTTTTGACGGAAAAAGTTTTGAAAGCCGTTTTTTCTATACTGCGCTTTGATTGTTCGAGTTTTATTGTTTCGCCGTTGATTTACAGCCTCTGCAACAAAATCACATCTTTGCTTATTCGGGTTGTCGTTAAAAGCCTTATCTGCAAGGCTACTTTCTCCCGTCCCTTTGTTTGCATAGCTTGCACTTATTGCTCGTGCCTTACCTCGATACGTAAAACTTGGAATGCGCACAGGCTCTGCCAATGAATTTTGTCGCATTGTTCCGGTAAGCGTTCCGCTTTTACTATCTCCGCGCGCCTCGTATTGCCTCGTATACGAGCCGTCGGCGTTAGCTTTACGCCCTGCAACTTGTTCTTGCACGCATACGGGAACTAACGCAATGTTCGTATGGTGCTTTTTGAAATAGTCACGTGCGTTGCCTGCTTGGTGTTTCAAACAATAAGCTTTTGGTTTCTCGTATGTCCCATAGTCCAAGATGTCTTGTACGATCTGCCCTCGGTCTTGGGGGGGCAATACTTACTTTTTCATATTTGCCTTGCGCATTACGTTTACCTACCCAGTACAACCTTTGACGGTGTTGTGCCGATACCAAAGCACTGTTGATATGCACAGCTTCAAAGCCGAACGCCTCGTCTATGCTTGCACGTATTTCTTTCGACATCGAGTAATTGTTCTCGTAAATGAAATACTTTGGCTTTGCCTCGTGCAACGCTCTTATGTACTGCGAAAACAATTCCCAACCAACACCACTTGCCGTTGTTTCGCGATTGTTCTTTTGGGCAATGCTCCAATACGTACAAGGAGAACCGCCGATTAGGAAGTCGACTCCATCGTATTTCGTAAAATCGCCCTGAAAAACATCGCCGTGTTGTTGTATGATAGGGAAGTTGTGACTTGCTACAGCCTTAGCAAACTTGTCGATTTCGTATGCGTCGTAACTCTCTACTTCTACGCCTGCGCCCAACATAGCAATCATTCCACACGCCATGCCGTCGAATAGGCTTAGCACTTTCATTTTTCGTTTTGCTCCTTTGCCAACTTCCGTATCTCTCGAGCGAATTTTAGTGCCGACCACAGCGTTGCGCACCCAAACTCAACCTCGTGAGTGTGTTGTCCGTATGCCGTTAGGAAACTGTACGTTACTGTCCACTCGCCGTCCTTGCGACGTATCTTGATTGTTTTCTTGTCTATCTTCATTTTTGCTTTCTCCTTAAAGCCACTTGACAACCGTATCGCCTTGAAACCCCTTTACCCACACGAACCACGCATAGGCAACGGCTGTTCCAACGCCTGCTTTCTTGTATTTTTCAAAATCGCCGTTCTTGGCGCACTGCACTCGCTCCGAAAATACCCAAACGCACTTGGGAGGGGTACGCTCGAATAGCTCACGACGAGATTTGCTCTCTAAAAACGTCAGTTTCAGTAGCATTGCCACCTTGTGTCCGGGTTTGACAATGCGAAGTGCCGTTTCCACAAATTCCTTTGCGTATTTGTACGGTGGGTTGGTGATGATGTCCATTCCTACGCTGTCTTGGCTGGCTTTTTCACCAAACCGTAAGAAATCGATAATTCGTGTACGGATATACCCTCGGTCTACAATATCCGATGAAAGCACCGTGTAACCATTGCGCTTTAATGCTTCGCTCATATGTCCTGCGCCGCAAGCGCACTCCCATACGACAGGAGAAAACGTTTCGACCGCGCATAGCATGTCTACAGTCTTTGGTTCGCTTGCGTAGAAATCGTCCTCGGCACGCTCTCCGTCGGAGTGGTTGCTCGCACCGTTGCATACGTAAATACTCTTTGTGTTTCCCGTCCAATCTTTTGCCATAATCACCACGTCCCCACTGTACAACCAAGTTTTATAATTGCCTCGGACGCCGAAGCTTTTGTCAGCCCGAACTCATATGAAGTGTAAACAATGTGTTTCGCGTTGAGACTTTCGTAGTCGGCGTAATGCGTGTCGTCGATAATCACCCAATCGGTAATTAACCCTTTGTGGCGTTCGACGTACTCTGCGACTGCTTGCTCTCTGTTACCGCCGTTATCGTCCACCTTGTCGTATAGCCACAAGTTGTTCTCCCACAGTCGGTGGTAAAGATACATTCCTGCCTTGGTTGTCGGCACAAGTTTTTCGTCAAAATTTATGTTCCATGCTGAGGTCAGTATTATTTTTGCTTGCGTTCTTGCAACGATGTGTCGCAAGAAACGCAAGTTCTTTTTGCTTACGCCTTTTAGCCCGCCAATCTTAGCTTTTGTTTCCGACGAATTTAACACGCCATCCACGTCAAGAAAAATTGCTCTCATTGCTCGCTATTCTCCTCTTTGTCGAATATAGAAACATTTTCGTACTGCGGTTCGGGTTGCCAAAAACTGCAACCCATATACTGCAATTCGCTGTCACTCACTATCCAACCGCAACAAAACTTGCCGTTGCGCTTGCAGCCATAGTGGTAAAGTTTCGGGAAGTTCGTCGCTCTCTCGATTTTGCTCCTATCAAGCAAACCGCAATTTGCACAATTTCCGCTCAAAATAGGTAGTCCTCCTCGCCGCTTTCGGCTATCGGGTTCTTGGATGGGTCAATCGTCCGAGTTTCTGTTGTCATATCGTAGTTGGCGCACATCAGCCCTGCCAAACGCTCTATGGCAACCAACTCTTCCACGCGAATTTCAACCGTTGTTTTTTCTTCCTTTGTAACCGGGTCTTTGTACATCTGCGTGACTTCGATACCTTTGAAACTCACTCGCTCGTTGTATCGCAGTGTTTCTGCAAGTCGAAATGCGTTTTCCAACGTCTTGTTGAAATACACCGTCAGTCGCACTATCGTCCGCAAGTAATCTTCCGTCTTGGAAATGCGCTTTGCCGAGACAATCACGGCAAAGGTGCATTTCTTCATTCTCGGAAAAACCATTGTTTGAGGTCTGCCCAAGACCAAGCCACAGCCTATAACGCATATGCGCCCGTCCTCTTGGCAATGTTTCGCAATCATTGCTCTTCCTTAACGTCGTAATCTTCGGGCGGCACTGCCGTCGTCGTTGTTTTCTCAAAGAAATCTTCGGCTGCGGTGCCTCCGTCTGTTTTAGGAGCTTCTTCCTTGTACTCGTTGTCGGCAGCAAAAGCATTTTCCATATCTACGCTCATCATTCCCCACTTGGAAATCAGCTGACGTAGCATTGTCTTGATAGCCATTTGGTCGAAATTCTTATACCAAAACGAGCTGTAAAGCCACTTGTCTTTTTCAGCGACCTTTCCTGCCTCATAGTCGGCAAACGAAACTTTAGGATATTTACCTGTTGTTGCGTTTTTGGAAAATGCCGCAGAATACGTATCGGCGTGTTCAATCATGTGTTCTTTCGACCAATAGATTACTTTGCGGAAACCTGTCACGTACTCGAAGTAAGCCATGTAGCCTATTACCGGTTTACTCAATCTTTCGGTGTCATTGGAAATAAACTCGAAACGGGGATCGGCTGTTTGCGGATCAAGTCCAAGGTATTCTCCCTCGCGAACTTCTATTGCATTGATTGCCTTGTAGTAGCCGCTACGCATTGCCAACTGCAAGTAGGCGCGGTAGCTGGGAATGAATGTCGCACGCTTTTGTCCAATTTTTTTGTCGTTGAAAGGTACGAGATATGCAAGCCCGAGGGACGGCGAAATGCTTAAGTTGAGAGAGATTGCCATCAATGCGGAACTGACAACCGAGCCTTTTTCGCAATCTTGCAGTTCCGGGTTTGCGCTTGCCGCTGATGTCAAATCAGCAATGAAACGCTTACATAGTTTCGGGTCGTTCAAAGTGCGCTCCAACATCTTACGCACGGTCGGGCTTGCCAAGTATGCGCTCACTTTTACCTTTGACGTATCTCCGAGAGCAACGTCTTTCGTTTCGGGTTTCAAACTGTTATTTACTTCCATGGTAATTTTCTCCTTTATTCGTTAGTCGGCACTTTGCCGTATTTGATTTGATTGTCCAAAAGATACTGTTTTAAGCCTTTCAATTGACTTTCCGTCGCCCAAATGCGGAAGTCAATCTGTAATTTCTCCTCGGATTGCTCGCTCGGCGCGGGCTTTGTGGGCGTGGCGTCACAATCAGGAGCGGTTCGGTTAGTCGGAGCAGTCACCGCTTTTGTGTCTTGTAGCTCAATTTTACGGCTCACAAGCGCATTGTTTTTCGCAACCACCTCCGAAAGCGAGTGTCCCGACGAGTAGTAGTCCAACAATTCCACGACAAACTCGCTGTTCAACGCCTTTATCACGTCTACGTCGGCAAAAATGTCTTGCGCAATCTTGTCGATTTTCTTCTTCACTTGTTCGTAGCTTGCCGTTTTGTTCAGCCACGACTTGTCAAAGATTTGCTCCCACGTTCTCCACGTGCATGCAAGCGTGTTCCAATATTCGCGGTAGGCTTCCTCTTTCGCCGCCTTGACTTCCTCTTCGGCTTTTTTGATTTGCGACCACAATGCGTTTTTCGCCGTAGTTAGTATGTCGGTCGTTTTCTTGATCTCGCGCTCGAATGTTTCGTACGGCTGTATGTAAACTCGCTTAACTTCCTTTCTCTTGTTCTCCACAAGCTCAATCATCTTGTTGAGCTGTGCGCACCTTGTGCGTGCTTGGTCGAAGTCCTCGTCCGTGCGCAGTACCAAGTTGCGGTCAAGTTCTGTACGAGCTGATGCCCATTGAGCAAGCTCGGCGGCGTTTGAGAGTATCGTCGGCAGTTGGTCGGCGAAGTCTTGCACGGTAAACTCAATCTTTTGCGGAACATTCTTTTTAGCCGCTTCAAGTTCCGCTATGGCTGTCTCAAAAGTTGTTGTACACATTTCTTGTTTTCCTCCTAAAGTGTTAGTCCAAGCGCAGGTTTTTTGCGCTCTTTTACTTGTTTCCAAAATCTCTTTGCTTCCGACACCAAATACTTGATGTCGCCCTCGCTACGCTGTATGTCGTAGTGCCGTATCTCCGACGTGCCGTCGGGCATTATCAGTTGCGCAGTCAGTACCGCAAACTTGCAGTCTCGCACAAACATTTGACTTGTGACTTGGCAAAAGTACTTGTCCGGCAATCGGTTTGCCCACTTGGCTAAATCTCGGTTTCCCATTATCCACGCAGTCTTGCACTCCCACACACCACGCTCACCATCCGACCGCCTTATTAGCTCGCCGTCCAATGTCGCCGTCAAAAACGGGGCTTCTTCGTTGGTGTACACTCGGTACGGGTGATACTCCACTTCGTACACGTCTGCATACTGCAATGCAAACAATGCTCGCAAATGCTCTTCGGCGGCGTTTCCGTACTTCACTCGCTCGTTGTCGCTTAGGTCGCTTGCCTTTTTCTCTCCAACCTTGATTTCCCACAACTCTTGCGCCGAGCAAAACCCACACCCGAGTACGCTCGCAATCTCGCTTGCCCCGATACTGTTGCTACGTCCCTTGAGCCACTCTTCGCGATTCGGGTATTCTACAAATGTAACTCCCATTATTCCTCCGGTGTCCAAAGCTTGTATCTTGCAACCCTCGCTTTGCCTCCGTCGGCGGTCGTGACCTCAATCATCTCTCGGTCGATTATGTACCCTCGCTTCTTCAAGTCCGTTATGCGGCTCGCCAACCGCATGCACCCGAAGCTCAATGCCTCTCTCGCCGTGATACTGCCATGCGTTTGCATATACTTCAACACTTTCTGTTGTTGCGACGCTTTCCTCTCTTCTGCCACTTCACTCTACCTCCCTTTTCTTCTTCTTTTCGCCTTTATGTACCGTTGATACGCAGGCGTAAATGTCGGTTTCTTTTCCTCGTTGCCTTTCTTTGCGTCGCCGTCCGCTTTCCACTCCTTGTAGCCGTACTCGCCTCTTGCGCTCTTCGGGCATATGTCATGACATCCTACAAACCGTTCTTCGCACCCTTTACACGGGGCGTCCATTCTGCCGTCAAACATACACGCTCACTCCTCGCCTATGCTAACTTCTCGTATCTTGTACTGCCGCCCTCTCAAACTGAACTCGCACCCCTTGCTAATCAGCCGATATATGTTGCTTCTCGAAAAACCCGTCCACCGTACAACGTCCCTTATCGTGTCAAGCACCGCTACCGTCAACTCCGTTATGTCGGCTGTGACGATTAGGTACACCTTTTCATCTCTTTTACCCACCGCTGTTAGTCTCCTTTGCTGCTTGCTGAATTGAGTACCAAACGTACTTACGAATATCGTCTATTTCGTCTAAGTTCCACAACCCATTAAAGATACGAACGAATTTTTCTTCATTTAGGGAGAGTAAACACTGCTCGTTCTTCTTAGTTCGTGGTTCAAGCAAAACCTTGGTGTATTCATCGAATAGATTTTCTCTTTCGGGTAGAAACTTGTGTACATGCGCCTTGTATTGGTCGTAATTACACTGCGTTTCGAGAAAACTTAGTAGCTCCTCACGCGTACGCGCGCCCGTTTTAGAGAAATCATATACACTTTGGGTATTTTCTATATTGAGTGATTGATCTAATTTCTTTATCAATATCTTATCGTCGATGTGGTTGCCATCATTGAAAGTTTGGTTGCCATTATCGTTAATGCGGTTGCCATCATTCGCTGATGTGGTTGCCACAATCGGTTGATGTGGTTGCCGTGATTGCTCAATGTGGTTACCATTATCGATTGATGTTGGCAACCAAACCCGAAGTCCTCGACAACTGACCCCCTCTTGAGGGTTCTGTGTGTACGCTCCGTTGGTTTTTATGTATAAGCTGTTGTATTCGTCCACATAAACGGTGTGTACATAGCGGTCAAAACGTCTTAGGTTGTGCATTCGCCAATGTTTGATAAGCACCACACCGTGGTCGAACTCCAACAAGTATCGGCGCGACAGTAGCACTTGCAAATCGTCATCGGAAGCATTACTCATTCGGGCAATTGTACGAGGGTTTTTAACAAAGCCGTCATCGTCGGCTGCAAACATCAATTGCAGATAAAGACCTTGAGCGGAAGCGGGCATTGTAATAAATTCGTCTGCGTTTACAATCGCATCTGTGAGTAATCTTCTTCCCATTCCTTGTTTACCTCCACAACGCCCATTTCCTCGTCGACCACCACTAAAAATCTTTTGGCAAGTAGCTCGTCAACTGCGGATGTATCGGCGCAAATAGCTCTCGCGATTGCTCTCGGACGGTTTGTTTGTCCTTTGCTGTCTGCCCGAGCGTTGATTTGTAGGTACGTGGCTTGTGCGTCACGACTCATTAGCATGAACGTTTCGCTCGTCACGATGTCAAGTAGTACCGTTATCTTTTTCTTCTTCATTTACTTCTTCCTCCAAGAATTTTTGGAACTTTTCGTAGGCTCGTTCCTTGAGCTTGTTCGGCGCGCCGTTGACCCCGAACGTTAGGTTGTTTGCAAACAATTTGCGAACGTCCCTACGTGCGTTTGCGTAGCCTTGGCGCAGTCCGTCCTTGTAGCCTTTGGCTGGCTTGTGGGTAATAACTTCCTTGCCCTCGCCTTGACTGCCGAACGTTTTGTTGTAGCTTTGGTAACCCTTGAGCATGTACTCTGTTATGTACTGTGTTTCGGTTACATCGAGTAAGTACTCGTCACAATTGCACAAGACCTCGAACGTCCACCCGTTAGGGTTTGTTTCGCTCTTGAACCCACGCTTGCGTAGCGACAAGTCCAAGCGGTCGTAGCCGTTGTAGTGACTGATTTGCCTTTTGTAAATGTTCTTTGCTTGTCCGACGTAAAACCACGTTACACCGTGTTCGTCCGTCCGCAACCATAGGTAGATACCGCTTGTGTTGGTCTCGGGCGTTAGGCGCACGACGGGTTCGAGTGCCTTGCTTGCTATCTGCTCCTTTCTCATCCATTCGGGGTATGGCATAGCTCGTCACCTCACCTAAAACGGGATATTGTCGGGGTCAACCATTTCTTCCGCACGGAGATTTTCGTAAGGCGTATTGTTGTCTCCCTCGCCCGGCATTGCATTGTTTGCGCTCGGCGAGCAAAAGTCCACTTCGTCGGCGCGGATGGCAATAAACGTTGAATAAGCACCGTTGTCATTCTTGCGTGTGTTGATACGCAGTGAACCGCATATCGACACCTTGCTACCTTTCTTCAAGTGCTTGAAACACGGTGCGGCGAGCTTTGCCCACGCTTCCACAGGGATGAAGTCGCACGACTTTGTTGCTCCTGCACCGCCTCTGTCCACAGCTATTGTGAACTTCGTGTAAGCTTGTCCCGTTTTGTCAGTAGATCCTGTTGTCGGGTCGCTTACGAGGTTGCCTGTAAAAAAACATCTGTTCATTTTGTTACATCTCCTAAACTTCAAATTTCAATTCTCTGCCGAACTTGTCGACAAAGAGTATTGTTGCGCTTGCATTGCCACCAATCGACCGAAACGCCAGTCCCCTAAGCGACCACTCGTACTTGCGAGCAAGCTCTCCAAATGCGTCAATCTTGTTCAGCACCTTGTCCGTTTGATTATTGTTCCGCATGTCCGTGCAAAGCCTCCATACGTTTAACGTAGCCGTCGTAGTCTTTCGCTTTCTCTCTGTCGGGGAAATACCTCAATTGGTTGGGGTCTATCCCGAAATATTCAAAGTAATCTCGCAAAAGCAACTTGCCTTGAATATTGAGAGTAGGTTTGCCTTGAAGCTTGAAACGATTTTTAATATCAAGCATCAACCTCGTCGCCGCAGGATAGCTTAGCGACATCAAGTCTTGCAAGTCTTGTATCGTGATTGCCTCTTTTGAAAAGATACGTTCTCGTACCGCAAAATTCATTTCCGCCATTTTTCTATTTCCTCCCACATAAGTTCGTCAACCGTCTTTCTCAAGACTGTGGCTATTTTGCATAGCGTTTCAATCATCGGCATTGTTTTCCCCTTTTCGATTTGTTGAAACGACTGTTGAGTTACACCTACCATTGTGGCTACTTTCCGTTGCGACAACCCCTTAGCGGTTCTCGCTTTTTTAATTTCACTTCCTAACACTCTTTTCTCCGATTACTCTGCTTCTTTTGATTTCGTAATTGATCGTTTGTCATAGAAGCCTCAACTTGTTCAGTTTTTCTTAACAATCAGTGCAAAAAAAATACACCGCTATCTCTTCGGGTTTTAGATCAAGGACTTCAAGTGCTTTCATTATTTCAGATTGAGAAAACTCCGTCTTTTGAGTAAGTTTTAGCGATACAGACCTGCTCGAAAGTCCCATTTTCTCTGCAAATATAACCTGAGTATTGCACTTTTCCTTTATTCTTCCGAGAAGCTTGGCGTAATTAAACATGTCATCACCTCCTTTTCAAACCGAGCATTTGTTCAGTTTTTCTTAACAAGACCATTATAACACCCACTTCGCCCGTTGTCAATACTTTTGTTCAATTTTTCTAAACTTTTTTGCAAAACGCTTGATTTTTTCTTCAAACAGTGCTATTATAGTGAAGATTAAGGACAAATATTATGAAAGTGACAGATACTAAAACTCGTTTGGAACAAATAATGGCAGAAAGAAATCTTCGCCAAATAGATATAATCAATCTTTGTGAGCCTTTTGCTAAAAAATACAACGTAAGATTTGGACGGAGTGATTTGAGCCAATATCTTTCGGGGAAATATCTTCCCAAACAAAAGAAACTTACCATTCTTGCAAAAGCACTCAATGTAAACGAAGCATGGCTGATGGGGTATGATGTACCTCAAAGTGAGACAGTTGCTCAACGTCAGTCTACCGAAAAAGAAATCGTCACCCTCGTACAATCAATGTCCGAGGACGAAAAGCAAATGTTGCTTAAAATCATAAGGGGGATGAAAAGCTAATATGAGGAGAATAGCTTGTGCGTTTTGTGTCAGCATTTTATTATTGTGCACTATTTCAGGTTTATTGATGGGATGCTCATCTCCCACGAAAAACACGCCTCAAACAGAAACGCATAATTGCGCCGCAGAGGGACACTCGTTTACCACAATATACTGTAGTTACTGTGGAACAAAAGCTACTAACATTTCAAATCTTAAAAATAAAACATTGACAAATATTGCCAAAAAATTGGAAAAAGCCAACCCCTATCCCACTTTTGAGGAAAATGAAACACTGTTAGCTTCTTTAACACTCTCTCGTTTAGAGCATACGGTGATTGAACCTGATGTCGAAGCTTACCAAAAAGCACTTGCAGGCTTAGAAGAAGCAAAGAAAACACGCAATGTACAGATATTCAACGACAAGACAGGCAGATTTGAGCTTGTTGCTGATGAGAAAGCAATTCAATCAGCGCAAAAAAAAGTTGATTCTGCAAAAGAAGCGTTAGTGACCGATACTCTTTTATACAATTCTGCGTGCCTAAACTTAGATGTTTGCCTTGAATCTGAAACATACAGTGATTTGGTGACGATTTTCGAGAACTGCACCGCCACCGACAAACAAGTCGTCACAATCTTAGAACGCGCATTAAATGTTTATCGTCGCCTAATTGGTAACGATGAAACTACGGAGAAATTTCCCGAATACACGGGAGAAGATCCACTTTGGGTTCAAAACATAATAGACATAATTGCCGAAGAATCGGGCGGCTATTTATATGTCATAGCCGACTAATCTCCCACAATCTCCCGTGCCTTTTGAAGCACCACCTGTAACTGTTCATCCGACAAACCAGCCAACTCTTTCAAGATTTCAATAGTTGTGTTATTCACGCCCGTGCCTCCCCTTGGAAAGTTTTTCTAAGGGGAATTTTATCACACTGATAACGCCAAAGTAAAGACTCAAATCTAATACTTTAACGTGTCAAATATAATACAAAAGGGGTATCAAAAATGAGCCTATGTGAAAAATTGCAAGAAATGAAGCAAAAAAGTCAGCAATCGTACCAAGCAATAGCCGATAAGAGCGGCGTGCCACTACCAACTGTGAAACGCATATTTTCGGGACAAACTCCCGATCCAAGCTACACGACTGTTTGCTTACTAATCAAAGCAATGGAGATACCACCCGAAGAAACCGTCGGACTTTACGAAGCAATTGCGACCACCGCCCCCATGGACAATGCCGACGCTCGCCTTATCGACCTATATGAACGCTCAATCGACACCAAGAACAAGTGGATTCGCCTTTTGCTAATCATTTGTCTTTCCCTTGTCTCGATTTTTATTTTTATCCTTATTTGGGATGTCTGCAACCCTCACACCGGATTCTTCCGCTTTACAATGGAGAGCATCAACAATGGACTTCTATATTACCTCAACCAACTACACTGTTAATGAAACCACCTACAAAACCAAAGGCAAAGTCTACGGCACAACCCTCCGTGTAGTACGCCCAAACGGCGATACCGTGCAGAAACGTTTTAGCGGCTACGAAACAAAATCGCTCCTCAAAACCGCCGTCACTGATTTTATCACCAAGCACTGCCAAGTAATTTCGCGCGAAGCCATGCAACAGCGTAGAGCCGAAAACAACGCAGCCGCCACCGCCCCCGTCAAGGACTTCCTCGCCACCTACATTACCGCCATCAGCAACCAAAACAAACAAGCCACCCTCTACGATAAAACCCGTATCTACAACACCTACATACCCCCCCCCCCCGGCGACCTCCCCGCCGACGCACTCACCAAAGAAACCCTCTTCAAATGGCAGGACAACCTATGGAACTCAACTTCCAAGAACGGAGAACCCCTCTCCCACAAGTATCTCGTCAAGGTCAAGTCCTATTTCGCCGCATTCCTCTCATGGCTCGAAACTCGCTACAGCTTCACGAACCATCTCACCGAAGTCCCCACCCCCAAACGCCGCGCCCCCAAAACTCAAATGAAATTTTGGACACGCGCCCAATTCGACACTTTCCTCGCTGCCGTCGATTCCCCCATGTACGCCGCCCTCTTCG